CCGAAGCGTCCGAGCGGCTTCGGGAGCAGTGGGAGCGGATGCACCGCGGGCCGGACCGTGCACACCGCACGGCGGTCTTGCCGAACGGCGTGAAGGCTCACGAGCTCAGCGGCAGCAACGAGGCGGCCCAGTTCCTGGAGACTCGGCAGTACCAGGTCATCGAGATCTGCCGGGCCTTCCGCGTGCCACCGCACATGATCCAAGACCTGACCCGGTCGACCTATTCGAATATCGAGGTACAGGGGACGGAATTTGTTCAGCATTGCCTTTTGCCTCACCTGAAGCGATGGGAGGCGGCCATCAGCCGTGACCTCATCGTGGACGACGAGCGGTACTTCGCTGAGCACAGCGTGAGCGGCCTGCTGCGTGGTGATCATGCCAGCCGGTCGGCCTACTACGTGTCGGCACTGCAAAATGGCTGGATGACGATTAACGAGATCCGCGAGCTTGAGAACCTGAACCCGATCGGGCCGGAAGGCGACAAGCACTTTGTGCAGCTGAACATGACAACGCTCGACAAGGTTGGCGAGGAGCCGGCCGCGGACGCGATGCCCGAGCCACCGGTCGAGGACGAGGAAAGCCCAGCCGACGACACCGAGGACCAATCCGAGGAGGACGCTACCGATGGAAATTGAACGCCGCGACTTCGCCTTTGAAGACGAGCAGGAACTGATCGTCGAGAGCCGGGCCGACGGCCGGGCAGCCATCATCGGATACGCTGCGGTCTACAACCGGCTGTCGCTCGACCTGGGCGGTTTCCGTGAGGAGATCCTGCCCGGTGCCTTCGACAAGATCCTGAGCCGCCAGCGGGGCCGCCAGGACGTTGTGGCGCTCTTCAACCACGACAGCAACATCGTGCTGGGCCGCACGTCGAGCGGCACGCTCGAGCTCTCGTCGGACGACAAGGGCCTGCGGTACGTTGTGACTCCTCCCGTAAGCCGGGCCGACGTGATGGAGTTGATCCAGCGGCGTGACGTTCGCGGCTCGTCGTTTGCCTTCACGGTCGACAAGGCCGGAGAAGGCTTCCGCCAGGGCGAGGACGGCAAGGCCGTGCGGCAGATCCGCGAGGTGTCGGGGCTCTACGATGTGGGGCCGGTTCTGGTTCCCGCGTACCCCAGCACGTCGGCCGGCGTTGCGATGCGTTCGTACGAGGCGTGGCTGGCTTCGCAGGCGCAGCCCGAGACTGTGGCCGCTGTTGTTGCGAAGCGTTCGCTGGCCCGTGATGCGGCAGCCGCCGCGGTTCTGAGGCTTCGCCGTGTCTGACGCACGCTGCACCTGCGGCGAAAAGTTGCGCTGCCGTTCCAGCCGTCCGGTCGGTGACGAGCGGCAGCGGTATCTGCGCTGCCCGAGGTGCGGCGCGCGTGCTGTTGCGTTTGTGAAAACAACACTTTCTGGCGTTCGCTTCTGCAAGGTACCCCGTCCCTAGTGGCACCGTGGACTCCATCGGCAATACCGCCGCAGGAGTCTCACGACACATGGACAACCTCAAGAAGCTTCAGGACGAGGCGGCTGCCCTCGCCAACCGGATCGACGCCGTGCGGGCCATCGAAGGCGACGCCGACAAGATCGCCGAGCGCGACCTCGAGCTCGAGACGCTGACGGCCGACGCCGCCAAGCTCTCCAAGAAGATCGACTTCGAGAAGAACGTGGCCGAGTCGGCCAAGAACCTGCGGGCGGTTGTCGACCGCTGCACGCCTGCCCCCGAGGTGACCGAGGAGCGGAGCGAGAAGGCCCGCGTCGAGGCGGTTCCGTTCTCGGGCCGGCTGCGTGCGTTCGGCAAGGCCGAGGACGCCTACAAGGCAGGTATGTGGTTCAAGGCGAAGAGCGGCGACGCTCACGCCAAGCGGTGGTGCGAGGACCACGGCGTCGAGGTGCGTGCCCTCGGTGGTGCGTCCGGTGCCGGCAGCAACTTCGTGCCCGACGTGCTGTCGAGCACCGTGCTGCGGCTCGTCGAGCAATACTCGGCCTTCGCTTCGAACGCCACCAGCGTTCAGATGCCGAGCGACGTGGTGCTGTTCCCGAAGCGGACGGCGGGCGTGAGCGGTGGGTGGATCTCGGAAAATTCCGCGATCACTCCGGCCGACCCGTCGGCCACTCAGGTGACCGTGACGGCCAAGAAGCTCGGCGCCGCCGTGGTGGTGTCCAGCGAGCTGCTCCAGGACTCGATCGTTTCGATCGCCGACTGGGTCGCGGCTGAGCTGGCCCTCGGCATCAGCAATGCCGTGGAGGCGGCAGCGTGGCTCGGCAACCCGAGCAACGCTCCGGGTGTCGCGGGCATCGTGACTTCGCACGCTGGCGGTCTGCTCAAGACCACCACGGCAGACACGGTGACGACCTACGACTACGCGGCGTCGCTCGTGGCCGCGGCCGGCGACACGCCGGACGAGGTGACCAAGGCCAACCTGCTCGCCATGATGGCTGCCGTTCCGCAGCACAGCCGGGCGGGTGCCAAGTGGTACTGCTCGCCGTACTTCTTCGCTACCTGCATGCAGGCCCTCGACCTGAACCAGGGTGGTTCGGTCGGCCTGTCGCAGGGCCTCGGCCTCACGTTCCTCGGTTCGCCGGTCGTGTTCACCGACCAGCTGCCGGGCAGCGACGATGCCACCGGCAAGGTCATGTGCCTCTACGGCGATCTGGCCAACTCCTCGATCTACGGCACCCGCGCGGGTCTCGAGATCCAGAGCTCGGACCAGGTGAACTTCCTGTCCGACCAGACCGTGATCAGGGCGATCGCTCGGGTGGGAATTTCCCACCACACGATCGGCAGCTCGACGGTCGCCGGCCCGGTCATCGCCCTCCGTGGCGTCTGATCCAGCTTGACAGCGGTGCAATCCTGAACGGGCGGTTCTCACGCGAGAACCGCCCGTTCTCTTTTGGAGGTTGCATGGTCATCAAGGTAGGCGGCACCGAGGTCGAGATCCGCGCGGAAGCCATCCTGTCCGGCCCGCGGTTCGGCCCTCTAGCCAACCTGTTCGGCTGGGCTCAGGCCCTCATGCCGCTGGGCATCCGGCCCACGCTCGGCCAGGGTGCGTTCTGGAGCCAGGTACTAACGCGGATGATGGAGCAATTCGTCGACCAGTGCGAATACATCATCACGCTGGATTTCGACACGTTTGTTTCCCGCCAGGACATCGAGCAGCTGTTCGCCATGGCGCTGGCGTTCCAGTGCGATGCCATAGCTCCGCTGCAGGTGAAGCGTGAGGACGGCCGGCCGATGCTCACGCTGCTCGGCACACTAGACGACCCGCCGGCCAGCGGCTCGACCACGCTGCCCACGTCGTGGTTTGCCGAGCCTGTGCAGCAAGTAGATAGCGCCCACTTCGGCTGCACGATCCTCTCGACGGCCGCCCTGAAGCGAATGAAGAAGCCGTGGTTCTGGGAACAACCGGACCCGCAGGGAAGTTACGGCGAGGGCCGCGTGGACTCGGACATCGGGTTCTGGCGGACGTGGCGTGACTCAGGGAACAAGTGTTTCGTTACGCCGCGGGTGTCGATCGGCCACGGCGAGTACGTCGTGACGTGGCCTGGCAAGGATCTCGGCAAGCCGGTGTTCCAATACACGAGCGATTGGATGAAGGCGAACAAGGCCCCCGAAACTGCATGGAGCGTAGGACAATCGTGAAACTGAAGTTTATCCGGTCGTGGCGTGCTTACTGCTCAGGTCAGACGGTTGACATCCCCGGCGGCCGGGCTGCCGAGTTGCTCGCCAGAAAAATCGCGGTTGAGGACAAACAGCAGCAGTTGATCGAAACGGCTGCGGTCGAAACGCCAGTGAAGACGGCCGACGCCACGCCACGCAGGAAACGCACGCGATGACGTACCGCAGCCTCACCAGAGCCACGCAGTCTGTCGTTGAGCCCGTGACCATCACGGACGCCAAGGCCCACCTGCGCGTCGATACGGACGACGACAACGCCTACATCATGGGCCTGGTTGCAGCTGCTCGAGGGTGGGTCGAGGAGTACCTGGACCGCTCGCTGGTTCACACGCAGTGGACGATGCGGCTAGATGGCTTCCCGCCGAACGGCCTCGACAACATCGAGCTACCACGGCCGCCGATGGCAACCGCCTCGGCCGTCACCTCAGTGGCGATCACGTACACCACGGAGACCGGTGCCGTGGTTGTGTTCCCGTCGAACGAGTACCGGGTCGACCGGCACTCCACGCCTGGCACCATCAGCCCGCTGTACGAGCAGGCGTGGCCAGTGCATCGCCGGGATGACAACTCGGTGATGGTTACCTGGTGGGGCGGGTACGGCGAAGACGGCCGCAGCGTTCCGACGCAGATCCGGCACGCGATTTTGATGCTGGTGGCCCATTGGTATGACCGACGTGAGTCTGTACTGACCGGCACCGCATCCAAGGAAATCGAGTTTGGCGTGAAGTCGCTGCTCGACTCGTGCCGCTGGGGGACTTACCGATGAGCACCTACACCCAACTTCCCGGCCAGCTGGGGCTGTCGCTTCGCCGCGGTGACGAGCTCGGCACGACGATCGACTTCTCCCCCACGACGATGACCGGCTACACGGTCTCGGCGGTGATCACGTCGCTGGTGACCGGCAACACGGTGGCGGCGTTCACGACCACGCTGACCAATGCCGCGGCCGGCGTCGTGAACATTGCACTTACGGAGCAGCAGACGGCCGCTCTACCGGTTGGAACGTACGGCTGGCGTCTTGAGTGGGACGCTCCGGGTAGTGTGCGGAGGACCGCACTGCAGGGTCTGGTGGAGGTCGTCGGGTGACAACGGCAAGCGTCACTAGCAACCCGATCACGGCCACCGTTTCAGGAATGGCGGTCTCGGCGGCTGTCACGAGCTCGAGCACGTCCGTGAGCACGTCGGGCGGCGTCGGGCCGCAGGGGCCTCAGGGAGCGTCCGGCGTTGAGGGAGATGCTGGCAGCGTTGGCCCACAGGGTCCTGCTGGTGCTGCTGGACCAGCAGGCCCGCAAGGTGCATCCGGCCCAAAAGGCGACCAGGGCGACCAGGGCGCTACAGGCCCCGCTGGCGCAACCGGGCCGCAAGGCCCAAAGGGAGACACCGGGGACGCAGGGCCGCAGGGTGTTGCTGGCGCCACAGGGCCAGCAGGTCCTACTGGCTTGACTGGACCGGCAGGCCCTGCTGGTGCAACAGGGCCGCAAGGTGACATAGGGCCAGCAGGACCAACAGGGCCGCAGGGCGCTGCAGGAACAACTTCGTGGAGCGGCATAACAGATAAGCCTTCCACATTCGCTCCGAGTTCGCACACCCACCCGCTGTCCGAGCTGACGCAGTCCGGCGCGACGACCGGGCAGGTCGCCACATGGAATGGTTCGGCATGGGCGCCAGCTGCCGCCGCTGGTGGCGTGTCGGACGGCAGCAAGGGCGACATCACGGTGAGCGGCAGCGGCTCAGCGTGGACGATTTCTGCCGGTGCCGTCACTGAGGCCGATCTCGCCGACGCTGTCCGCAACCAGATTTTCCATCCGTTTTTGCTCATGGGAGGCTGACTTATGCCGCAGACGCACAAGGTTCTCGGGCAAAGCAATCCAGCCGCCACCACGCTCACCACGCTCTACACGGTGCCGTCATCCACGCAGGCGATTGTGTCGTCGCTGACGGTCTGCAATCAGTCTGCGTCCGCAGCGTCCTATCGCCTTGCCGTGCGGCCTGTCGGTGCGGCGGCAGCGGCACAGCATTACCTGGTGTGGGATTCCGCCATTGGCGGAAATGATTCGATAACGCTGACACTGGGTATCACGCTGGCAGCTACCGATGTGGTCAGCGTTTACGCGTCATCTGGCACGGTATCTTTTTCCGCATTTGGCGTTGAAATCGCATGACCACTCGCCTAGCCAGCGCCTCAAACCTTAGACGGTCATCGCTTGCAATGCAGTCGCCAGCGCTGGTGGCTGTGCGTTATTTGATCGTTGGCGGTGGAGGATCTGGCGGTGCCGGCTCTCGCGGCGCTGGAGGTGGTGCTGGTGGCGTTGTTGCCGGTACGGCCTATGTAGTGCCTGGCGTCAGCTACGCGATCGTCGTCGGTGCGGGCGGCGCTGTTGGTGTCTACACGAACACAGTCAATTCCGTCTCGGTAGGCAGCCAAGGGACAGCGTCAATCGCGCTCCTGCTGACTGCTGTTGGAGGAGGCGGCGGCGGCGGCGGTGACGCTACATCGTCAGGGAGGCCCGGTGGCTCCGGTGGCGGTGCGTGGTGGCTCGGCAGCGCAGGTGCAGGCACGCAGCTGCAAGGGAACACAGGTGGTACTGGCGTGACCACCGGATCGTTCGGGACTGGCGGCGGGGGAGGCGCGTCTGCCGCTGGAGGTAACGGCACATCGTCGGCTGGCGGTGCAGGCGGCGGTGGAGTTGCCAACGACATCACTGGCTTGTCTGTGACATACGGTGGCGGCGGATCTGGCGCTCTTTTCAACTCAGCGACATCCGGTGCGGCTGGCGCTGGTGGCGGCGGCAAGGGAAATAACACGACGCCCAGCGGTCAGTCTGGCAGTAGCGGCACCGCAGGCACTGGTGGAGGCGGCGGCTCTGGCGGCTCGGGCGGAAGTGGCGTGGTCATCCTTCGCAGTCTGTTTCCGGCGTCCGCGACAACTGGGTCGCCAACTGCGTCTCGCGTTGGCGTGGAATACCTCTACACGTTCTCGGGTGCTGGGAGCATCACCTATTAATGGCACACTTTGCAGAACTGACTCCTGGCGGCGTTGTGGTCGCCGTGCTCGTCATCGCAAATAACGAAATGCTCGTAGACGGCGCTGAGCAAGAGATCCGTGGCGTCGACCTTCTAGAATCGCTTTTCGGCCATCGAAGATGGAAGCAAACGTCGTACAACGGCCGCATCCGAAAACGCTACGCTGGCATCGGCCATCACTACGACGAGCGGCTCGACGCCTTCGTGCCGCCATGCCCCGGCGAAGGATGGACGCTCGACGAGGCGACGGTGACGTGGGTGGAGCCGGCCGCGTCTGAGTGACAGCGTCTGCCAGTAATCCCAGCTTTACGCGTACGGTGGTGGAATGATCCGACCAGGCGACCTACGAGAACGCGTAACCGTGCAGATCGCCAGCGGCACCACAAACGCCCTTGGCGAGACCGTGCTGGCGTGGTCCGACTCGTCGGCCGTGTGGGCCAGCGTCGAGGGCGTATCCGCCCGCGAGGCCCTGGCGGCTGGCCAGCAGGAGACGACCGTCACGCACCGGCTGCGGCTGCGGTACCTGCCTGGCCTCACTAGCCAGATGCGGTTCGCGTGGCGTGGCCGCACGCTGGAGATCGCCAGCCTGCTCGAGCACGGGCACCGCACCGAACACGAAGCCATTTGCATGGAGCGACGCAATGGCTGAGCAGGTCGGCATCAGGATCACGACAAGCATCCCTGGGCTGGAAAGCATCCGCAATGCCTTTTTGGCCCTGCCGAAGAACCTCGCCGCCAAGCACATGGCTGCCGGGCTACGGCGTGCGGCTGAGAAGGGCGGCACGCTGCAGGCCCTGAAGTCAGCCACGCCGAGAGGCCCTACTGGGAACCTCCGGCGGTCGATCGCCGTGAAGAGCAAAAGGTACCCGCGAACCGGTGTGGGCATTGCCATTCTCGGGTTCAAGTCTGGCCGGAAGATGAACGAGCCATACGACAACACAAAGCTGGGCTACCACCAGGGGCTTGTCGAGTTCGGCACCAAAGAGCGTTTCCGCCGCACGCAGGACGGCCGCAGGGTGTCGACCGGGAAGATGCCGGTCGGCGGCTCGTACGGTCGGCCTCCAATCCGATCGGCATGGGAGCAGACACGCGAGCGTGTTGAATCGCTGATGGTCGAGGAAATGACCAACGCTTTCGACAAGGCCGCCCGCGAGCTCGCCGACAAAATCAAGTCACTCCAGGGGCCGTTCTGATGGCGCTGAAATCCCCCGAGGCTGTTCTACGAAACGCCCTGGTGTCGGACGTTGACGTGCAGGCGTTGATCAGCGGACGTATCTACCCGCTGCGTTACGTCGGGCCGTCCCCGATCCAGTTCCCGCTGATCATCTGGCGGCGTGCCAGGGTGCTGCGGGAAATGACCATGGCCGGAACGCCGAGCGGCCTGCCCCGAGTCACGGTCGAACTCTACGTCTACGGCGTGACCTACGAGGCGGCGCGGGATCTGGCTGACAAGTGCCGCCGCGTTCTGGATGGGTACGCCGGCAGTTTTGACAATACAGAAGTTCGGCAGACGTTTCTGATGGACGAGGCCGACGACCTCGTGGAGATCGACGGAGCGGAGAACTCGCTCTATCTGGTCCGGCAAACTTACGACCTCTTTTGGGTGGAGAATTAACTCATGGCAACTCACGGTCAGGGCACGACGCTCACGTTCGGCGGCACGGGCTACACGGTCACGAACATCACCTACTCGATGACCGACGTGTCGGCTGGCGACACCATCGACGTGTCCCACCTCAGCCTGTCCGCAGGCAGCAGCGTTGCCACCATGGATCGCCCCCTCAAGGGTTCGGCCACGGACACGGGTCGCGAGGTCAGCATCGAGTACCTCGGCACCGCGCCGATCACCGACGGGTCGACCGGCACGCTGGTGATCTCTGGCGGCCTGACGCTCAGTGCTGCTGCCACGGTCAGTTCTTCCAGCGTCACGCTGGCGACGAACGACGCCACGCGGGGCCAGGCCACCTTCCGAGTCGCGCGGGTCTAGTCCGCTACGGGGGTTTCCGTGGCGACATACTCGCAAGGCTGCACGGTGTCGTTTGCCGGTTCTTCACTGACCGAGCTGACAAGCGTGCAGTTGGAGCTTGGCGGCGGCCTGCCTATTGGTCGCAGCGGCACCTATGCACCAAGCGGCGGCAGCGTGAGCGTCGAGGGACTCGCTCCGGGCTCTTTCAATTGGGGCCAATACGGGTCGCTCGTTATTAGCGGTGGCGGCGTCAGCTTGACATACAACGCAGTATGTACGGGCAAGGGAGCCACCGCGGCTGCCAACGATGTGACGCGTTACACGTTCACGTTCGACCTCATTGGATGAAACCGTGGCACTGACGAAAGAACAAATTCTTGCAGCGGACGACCTGGGCCTCCTCGAGGTCAAGGTCAAGGAGTGGGGCGGCAGCGTGTTCATCCGCGTGATGACCTGCGGCGAGCGAGACTCTTACGAGAACGATTGGGTGGCGAACAAGGGTAAGGGTGTCGAGAACTTCCGCACGAAGTTCCTGGCACGCTGCCTGTGTGACGAGAAGGGCGCGCGGCTGTTCACCGACGCGGAGGTCGAGCAGCTGGCAAAGAAGTCGGCCAAGGTGATGAGCCGCGTGTGGGCCAAGGCGATGGAGCACAACGCTCTCACCGACAAGGACGTGGAGGAACTCGCAAAAAACTAGCAGTCCGCCCGACGCGTGTTTTTCTGTTTCGTCTGGCGGCACATCTCGGAATGACGGTCAAGCAGTTGTGCCAGGAAATGGACAGCCGGGAGTTTGCCGAGTGGATTGCATACCACCGGCACTTCCATCCGCTTCCTGACACATGGCGGCAGACGGGCCTGGTGGCCAGTGCGACGCTCGCGCCGTACTGCCCGCGGGGCAGGACGCCGAAGGCTGAGGACTTCGTTCCGGTTGTGAAAGCACCGCAGCACGAACTGCAGATACAGGAAGCGTTGGAACAGTTGGCGAAAGACTTGGCGGGTGACTAATGGCGACGGTGATCGGACTCGGCGTGCAGTTCTCGGCCAATGCCAACGGCATGACCAAGGGGCTGTCACAGGTCGACCGTCAGCTGCAGAACCTCGGCAAGCAGGCCGCGGCTGCGTCGTCGCTCTTCGACTCGTTCACGGCGGCAAGCGGTGCGGCAGCTGCGGCCCAGCAGCAAGTGGCCACGGATATCGCGTTTCTCGGCAGTGCCCTGAAGACCGGGCAGATTTCTGCCCAGGAGTACGCCTCGGAACTGCAGGCCATCGTCGGCAGCGCCCAGACGGCGGCGGCAGCGTTTGCCGAAGGTGCACGGATCACCGACCAGGTGGCCACGGCCGAGGAGCGGCGTACGGCTGAGCTCGAGCGGCTGGGCCAGCTGCTCGCGGCCGGAGCGATCAGCGAGGAGACGTACAGCCGTGCGGCGGCAGAGGCCAGCGGTGCCAACGAAGAGGCGGCGAAGGCCGAGACCGACCGGGCAAAGGCCCTGGCACGCGCGGCTCAGATCACGCAGGCCAACCTAAGCCCTCAGCAGAAGTACGACGCGGCGGTCCAGGAATTGAGCGACCACCTGGCCGCTGGCCGCATCTCGCAGGAGACGTACAACTCGGCAATCGCCAAGGCTACGACTGACTTCGACAAAGCCAGCAGGGCCGCTGCAGGATTTGAAGACGCAGCCGCGGCTGGTGGCGACGGCGGCACGATGAAGTTCAACGAGTTGTCCGGCGTGCTGTCGGCCTTGCCAGGCCCGATCGGCAATGTGGCCGGCCGTCTGTCAGGTCTGGCGTCTGCTGGCGAGGGTCTCGGCAAGGTCTTCGGCGGCGGTGCCGGCCTGTCTGGCGGCCTTGCCAACATCGGAGCCTCGGTGGCTGGGATGGTGAATCCGTTCACTGTCGGCCTCGCTGCGGTGGCTGCGTTTGGTGCGGGTGCTACCGCGGTGGCCAGCGGGCTGCTCGACCTCGAGGACCGCGTCGAGACGCTCGGCAACACGGCCGACAAGCTGGGCGTGTCGTTTGAGTTCATCCAGACGCTCGAGGAAGCGGGCAACCGCTCGGGCGTTTCCATCGAATCAGTCAGCAGCGCCTTCGGCAAGCTACAGAAGACGCTCGCCGGTGCAGACGAGGAGAGCAAGGCCGCGACTGCGGCCCTGGCCAAGCTGGGCATTTCGTTCACGGACTTGGAGAACTTGAGCCCGGAAGAGCAGATCCGCCTGGTCGGCGAACAACTGCAGGGCATCGAAGATCCCGCGAAGCGGACGGCCGCTGCCATGCAGATCTTCGGCAAGAGCGGCGCCGACCTGCTGCCGTTCTTTGCCAACCTCGGCCCGGCAGCCGACGACATCGAGCGGCTCGGTGGATCACTATCGGCCATCGACCGTGGCCGCATTGATGACTTCGGTGCAGGCATCGACGCCCTGGGCGTTGCCAGTTCCCGGCTCGGCGAGCTGCTGCTGCTGCCGTTTGTGGGCCTCGGTGAAGGCATCGCACAAGGCTCTGCCGAGTTCCTGGGCGGCATCAACGCTATCGTCGGGCCGATTGGCGACGTTCTGGAACCGGTGCTTTCTGGTCTGGGTACAGCGTTCGAGGTTGTCGGCGTGGTCATCGGCGGCATCGGCCGCGTAATCGGGGAAATCATCTCGCCTATCGGAGACCTGGCCCAAGCGTTCGGCGCGGTCGGTGAATCGTTCGGCACCGCGTTTATCGACGTTGTGCGATATCTAGTCGACGGCGCGGTAGCTGCTACAGATTTCGCCGTATCGTTCTCGCCGCTCGGTGCAGTTGCTGACAACCTTGGCGGTCTTGGCGAAACCGTCTCGCGTGTTGCCAACATCATTGGCACGGCGCTCTCACAGGTCGGCAGCTACATCGGCGACTCGCTGGCGTCGTGGGCTGAGTTCTTCGGCCTGCAGTCTGCCATTGAACAGATCGGCGGCGTGATCTCGTCCGTATTCGGTGGCGTGTCGTCCACATTCGAAACGATCGCCAACGCCATCGGCGGGACCGTTGGACGCCTGCTCACCATTGCCGAGAACTTCCTCGGCATCACCGCCGAGGTCGAAGAGCCGGTGATTCCCGAACTCGACCTGTCACAGCCCACGCTGGCCGCCTCGCAGTTCGCCAAGGAGATCGGCACGGCGGCCACGGCGGCCGCGGAGTTCGGCCAGGCTGGCTTTGAGGCTGCAGTCGCCTATCAGACCTCGCTAGAGCAGATCGCACAGCTTCAGGCCGACAACACGTTGACGGCCGACGAGGCGAAGAAGGCGGCCGAGCAGGAGAAGGCTGCGTTCGAAGCCAAGATCGAAACGCTGGACCAGGAGGCACAGGCCCAGGCCCGTGCTTCCGAAGCTGCCCAGAAGGCCGCCGACGAGAAGATCGCAGCGGCTGAGCGTGCTGCAGCTGCTGCCGTCGAGGCCGACCGCAAGCTGGCCGACGCGTTCATTTCCGCACAAGGTCTCGGCGGCGGTGACGGAGCGACGCCAGCCGACACGCTCCTGGCGATCGTCAGGCAGATCGAGGAGACCGAGGCGGCCATCGTCGAGGCCCGTGCCAGCGGCGACAAGGCTGCGGAGGATGCTGCCATCCGGCGGCTGCAGGTTCTCGACCAGGCCCAGGCCGCGGCGGAAGAAACGGCCCAGTTTGGGTTCTCGACCCAGGACGCCGAGCGGGCGATTGCGTCGGTGCGTGACACGCTCGACGAGACGTTCTCGTTCGTGAACTTTGAGCTTGCCCCGGAGGCGTTCACGGCAGCCCAGGAGCAGTTGGCCCAGCTGGAGGCGGACCTCGAGGCGAAGGTCATCGACCCCGAAACCTTTGAACAGGCTGCCGACGCGATCCGCTCTGGCTTTGAGGACGCCCTCAAGACGGCCGAGAGGATCCGCGACCTGAACGAGCAGTACGCCCAGCGTGCGGCCGAGATCGAAGCCAGCCGGCTCGACGCACTCTCGCAGGTGTCGCAGACACCGCTGCAGGCCACTGACGTGCGGACCAGCGAAGGGGCGAGCGAGTTTATTCGGCTCGCTACTGGCCGAGAGGATCCAGCGATCGCGGAATACCGCAAGCAGCTGTCAGAGCTTCGCAAGATTGCCAATGAGATCGGCAAGCTCGGCGGCGTGGTCGACATTGTGGGGGCAGCGTAATGGCAATTATTGCCGGTCGGGAAGTCATCCCACGCACGTTTACGCACCGGTTCGGCGAGTCGCCGACGGCCGAGATCAAGTACCACCTGACCACCAGCGGCCCTGTTGGCGTGCAGCAGGCACTTGATTACGTCGGCATCTATCACGGATCACCTCATCCCGAGTACCCGTACTTATGGTGCACGGAAGGTGCCGTAAACGAACTCGACCGCTTCCACGTCGAAATAACCTACTCGTATTCCGTGCCGGCCGTTGGCACTGAGGACAGCGACCCAAACCCCCTGGCGCGTGCTGATATCTGGTCTTTCTCCACGGGAGGGTCAGCGGTCCCTGCGTTGGCGTATTTCCATGGCAGCGGGAACGGCGACCTGCGTGCCCTGGTCAACTCGGCCTACGACTTCTTCGAAGGTGCGATGACTGAGGAGAGCGAGCTGCGTTGCACGATCTCTGGCAACCGTGCGTCGTTTCCCGTTGGCGTGGCCGCCCAAGTGACCAACTGTGTGAACGCAGACGCCTACCTCGGAGCCCAGCCGTACCAATGGAAGTGCCAGGGAATCAGCGGCCAGCAGCAGGTCGAGGTGGTCAACGGGTTTGAGTTGAAGTATTGGTCAGTCTCCGTAGAGCTCGCGTTCAGGCAGAGCGGCTGGCGGCTGATGCTGCCTGACGTTGGCTACAACTACCTCGAGGGAAGCCAGCAGAAGCGGGCGTACGTGATCGACCCGGAAAGCGGCGACAAGGTCGCGTCGTCGAACCCTGTGGCTCTGAACTCAAACGGCTCTCTTAAAAGCTCGGGCACCGCCCCGGACATCCTCTACCGCCGCGTCCACCGCGAGGTCGCCTTCGCTCCCCTGTTTGGCACGCCGCCGTTCTAAAAGCCCGCGAGGCTGCAGGATAGGTTGATTCTATGAGTGAGTTTCTTGCACTGCCGGGTCCGCTTGCCATCTCCATGACTGTTGGAGATGAGTTCGGGATGTTCGTCGATCTTGACATCGACACGACGAACTTCGCATGGACCGGCATTGTCTACGAAGTCACCACGACCGTTTCTTTTTCGAGCCCCAGTGGCGTGTCTTCGCAGGGGGCGACAGCTGCGACGTTCACTGTGACTAGCGTCAGCGCTGCGAATGGGCAAATCAACCTGTCGTTGACTGAGGCGCAGACAAGCTTGCTTGATCCGACAAAGAAATACCGCTGGTACCTCAGAGGCGTAAGCCCATCGCTCGTCACACGCACATACCTTAGCGGAACTTTTACGGCGTACGCACCATGATTAATGTCACAGTCTCGGGAACGGCCGTTGGCGTTTCGGTCAGTAGTGGCATTGGCCCTGCCGGATTCATCAACGCCCCTGGCACGTCGACCAACGCTTTCGGCACGTTCCAGTTAACTGCTGGCAATGGTATTACCATCTCGACCAGCGTCGGGCAGTTCCAGGTTGCTTCATACAACACGTCACAGGTCGCTGGCCTGGCCCCGGTCCAAAGCGTCGCCGGGCGTGTTGGCTCCGTGCAGCTGCAGGCGTCCGACGTGACGGCTGGCACGTTCGCTATCGCACGGATTCCGACGATCTCGTACACGGCCCTCGCCAATGTACCGACGAGCTTTGGCCCGTCAGCCCACACGCACTCGACCAGCGACGTTGTGTCGTTTACGTCTGCCGCTGCGGCAGCCGCCCCGGTGCAGAGCGTGGCAGGTCGCACCGGTGCTATCTCGCTGGCAGCCGCCGACGTGAGCGGGCTGGCTTCCGTTGCGACCAGTGGCTCGTACACGAGCCTGCAGAACGTGCCTGCCACGTTCGCTCCAGTGGCTCACACGCACGGCACAGCCGACATCACCGGCATCTCGAGCTCGTTTGCGGCAGCTAGCCACACCCACGAAGCCTCGGCGATTGCCAGCGGCGTGCTTGAGCTCGCCCGCATCCCGACCATCGGCTACACGGCGCTGTCAGGCGTGCCGACGACGTTCGCACCGCAGGCCCACACGCACAGCACGGCCGACGTGGCTGGGCTCACGGCCTCGTTCTCGCAGGTCGGCCACACGCACGACTACGCGGCCAGCAGCCATGGTCACGCGGCCAGCGATGTGACCAGCGGCACGTTCGATGTCTCTCGCATCCCGGCCATCTCTTACACGGCGTTGCAGAACATCCCGGTTTCGTTTGTGCCGGCAACGCACACGCACGACTACGCGGCGTCGATCCACACGCACTCCACCGCCGACATTGCCGGCTATCTGGCACTGCCTTCACAGGGCGGCAAGGCCGGCCCGCTGGTCACGGATGGCACGGCAGCGACCTGGTCGACCCGGTACGGCGTGGTCGATCCGGTGCTAGTTCAGGGCGCTGGCATGACCCTAACGCGTGACACGGCCGCCGGGTCCATTACTGTCGCGTTTGCTGGCGGCACGTCAGGGATCGTTGTCGGATCTGCCACGCCGCAGCCTCTGGGTGTCGCAGCTGCTGGATCTTCAGGAGATGCTGCCCGTATAGATCATGTTCACGCAATGCCAACGGCAGCAGACGTTGGGGCAGCTGCGGCGGCTCATACACACTCCGCTGGCGACGTGACGAGCGGGACGCTCGACATCGCACGGATTCCGACGATTGGCTATACAGCACTTAGCGGGGTGCCGCTCACGTTTGCCCCCGTTTCTCACACGCACTCGACAACAGACATCACTGGCTACACGCTCACTAGCGTGAACGGTTTGACTGGCACTGTCACAATTGCCGGCGGTGCTGGTGTCACGGTCAGCACGGCCAGCAGCTCGATCACGATTGCGGCTGGTGGCGGCAGTGGCGGCGTATCTCTAGGTCTTGTCCTCGCACTGAGTTGAACACATGGCAAATCCAAATCTCGGCTCCGCCACGAACGTCTACGCGAACAATGCGCAACTGTCGCTGACTGCCACCACGGCTGCGCAGCTGATCACCAACGCGGCATCGAGCGGCAAGGTGTTCCTGGTCGACTCGATCATTGTCGCCAACGTCGACGCCACGAACGCCTGCGACGTGACGGTTACGCGGTTTGCGTCCGCGACCAACACTGGCACGGCGTTCCCGATTGCCTCGACGATCACAGTGCCCGCGAAGGCATCGCTGATCGTCGTCGGCAAGGATAACCCAATCAACCTCACGGAGGCCGAGTCGGTCTACGTCACGGCGAGCGCGGCGAATCGGTTGGTCGTGGATGCCAATTGGAAGGAATTGTCGTGAGCAGGCAGCGTGGCGGATACATCGGATTTAATCGCGTCCCCGACGCTGCTGCGTTCAACTCTGCGGCCGTCGGCATGTGGAAATTGCGTGAGGCTGAGGCGATGCGCCGTGCAGGAACATGGCCGACTGCCACGCCGGCCGACCTCAACTTCAGCAACGTGACGTTATTGATGCACATGGACGGCACGGGCAGCACATTCACGGATTCCAGCGGCACGCCAAAAACGATCACGGCAAACGGCAACGCAACGCAGTCAACAGCTCAAAGCAAGTTCGGCGGCGTGTCTGCTTTGTTTGACGGCAGCGGAGACTACCTGTCTGGCGCAACGTCGGATGCTACTCGTTTTCCTGGAGACTTTACCGTGGAGTTCTGGGCTTTTGTGCTTGTTCACAAGAGCTTCAATGTTTGGTTTGATTGTCGTTCGGCTGTTCCATCTGCAGCAGGTTTTGCGATTGCGTCGAACTCTTCAGGTGAGATGACATTGTTTACCAACAATGGTTTTGCGATTACGGGTTCTTCCGCGTTTACTGCATCGCAGTGGACACATTTTGCGTTGGTGCGAAGTGGCTCAACTATCACTCTTTACCAAGGCGGGCAGTCAGTAGGGACAACGACAAACTCAACACACTTTAGCGACGGCACGTTGGCGGTGGGCATCTCTTTTGCTGACATAAATCACTCGGTCAATGGCTACATAGACGAACTCAGGATCACCAAGGGCGTCGCCCGCTACACGGCCAACTTCACGCCACCCACGGCAGCTTTCCCTGACGCATGATCCGCCTCCCCCTCTTCCTCGCCGCCCTCGCCACAGCCGGTGCCGCCGCGCTGGTGCTATCGGCTCGCGCCGGAGCGGCGGCAATGCGGTGGGCGATTGGCAGGGCGATCCTGAGCTATTGGTGACGCATGGCAAAGAAGCCTGACGGTGCAGCTGCTGGCACGCAGCGTGTGACGTTCACCAAGCCGGCCGCAGAGCGGATCGGCAAGGTCGTCCGCCAGGTCGAGGCCGGGAACCGGGATCTCGGGCCGCTGGAGTGGGGGCCTCGAGGTGGTGCTGCGTCCGGCAAGGTGTTCCGCGTCTGCACGTTTACCGGGGCGTGGGCGATTGACACCAGCAAGACTGTCACGTTCCGTGGCGTGACGAGCACGCCGAATACGGCCAGCGTGATGAACCTCGTGTGCGGCCTGAGTCCGGCTGGGTCGTGTGATGTGTCGATCGCCAAGGACGGGACGGCGTGGTATCTCGTGCAGCCGAACCTGACCCAGCAACCCGGCTACTCGTCGACAGGCACTCAGGTTCTCTCTGTCGTGAACGGAACTCTTAGATGGGTCGGCACTACTGCGTGCTCGTGATCACATGACACTCGCCACGAAAAACGGATCGCTGATCGTCACAGGCGGCAAGATCGCAGAGAACTGCGGGTGCTGCGATCCGTGTCCACTGCCGCCGCTCCCTGATTTCATTGAAGTCGAAATTGCTTCTGGCCAATCTGAAACCGCTTCATTGGTGATGGGCCAAAATCCTGCCAGCGGACCAGTCGTTTACAAGTATGCCGCTACTGCTGTGTGGACAATACCCGGTGGAACATTTGTCCTAACGCCAGGTTCAACGGCTGGCAGCTATGGGTACAGCAATGGCTCGATCGGTGTGTTTCTTGAAGCATTCATTGTGAAGGACTCGGCTACAACTAGACGTATTGAGCTAGGTTTTACATTTAGCCCGCTTCGCGTCAAAACACTGCTCGATACCTCTGTGCCGCCAACAACTGAGAGTATGCTTGCTGATTCGTGGCTGGACGATGGCTGCCTAGAAGCACGTCACCCGGACTTCTTTGCTGGCGGCATAACTTATCAGCCATACAAATGCACTTTTGGCAGTGGCTCTCAGAGCAGGTTTAGAGCGCCATTTCGCTTGCGTGACTCTTGCAATGCAGGCACTGTGACGCGGCAGCTGACGGCTAATTTTACCAATACAAGTTCGGTGCATCTTGCGTGCCTGTCTTCTGGCTGTATTTTTCCGGCCGTGATAGAGTCGGGCCAGCACGCTATAATTATCCCACGCACGGCATCTAACCTAATGCAGGCAACAACAGACCTAAACTATCACAGGGTTTTCCCGAATTACCTTTTTATCTTCGACCGTTCAGGTAATGCGCCGTCAGCCACATACCAACCTACAGCGTCCGGGAAAGCCACTGCCACTATTCAATCCGTGTCGCTTGTATACGGGTCCGCTAGAGTTGCGATGTTTGCGGCGAATGGCACGGAAGCCTGTTCGGCACGCGCGGGAAACAACTTCAACCATTTCCCTACGCTACCAAGTTCTCTTGTACCACTGACGTGCCCGTAAATGGATTGCATCTACAACAGCGGAAAATGTGCAACGTGCGGCAACGAGATGGGCTCGGAAAAGGTGCGTCGTAATTGCTTACGCTTTGGCGATCCCATTGACTCAGTGAGTTCAGACCAGCCCGGAGCGGTGCCGCCAGCACCGCCTCCTGACCTCACCCGCACCGACGCCCCCAGCTTCCTTGAAAAGATCCGCAACTTCGCATCTGCCGCCGTCTCGCACGTCGCCGCCGGGATGCCGATGTGCGATGACGCCGAGATCATCAGAAGGCACGACATCTGCCTGACGTGCGAGCACCTCAAGGACAACGCCTGCCAGCTGTGCGGATGCCCGGTGGCACGGTCGGCGGGCTACGTGTCGAAGCTCAGCTGGGCGGATCAAGAGTGCCCAGCGGGGAAGTGGGGCCGTGCCACCGCTTGACGCCCCTGCCACGATGCAGGCATGGGCGAGACGCACCACTTCAAGCTGGCGGGCAGGGTGTGGCCGGTGAAGTTCACCAGGCTGCGAGGCGGTGCCGTTGGCTGGACGTACCTCGCCGATGCCAAGAATCCCGAGGTGCAGGAGAAGATCCTCATTGACGAGCGGGCCTATTCCAAAGGCCGCAGCGGCCTCGAGCTGCTGATCCACGAGCTGCTGCACGCCCTGAACCCTTCCTTCTCTGAGGAAGCCGTGACCGAGCAGGCCGCCGACATCGCCCGCGTGCTGTGGGCGCTCAGGTGGCGAAGGATGGAGGACTGATGGCGAAGACATCGCTCGCGGACGAGGTGCTATCCAAGGTCACCAACTCGATGCCAGGGTTCTGCTCCTGGTTCGACAGGCTGCCGGCGGACGCTCAGGTCGAGCTCGAGGCCGTCCGGGCCGCGTTCGATCCTGCGGCCCACCAGAAGCTGGCGTATGCCCGTGCCGTCATCGAGTCCTGCCGGAAGCGTGGATGGGAGACTGCTGGCGTCCAGGGAGTGATCGCGTGGCTAAACAAGCGAAGCTGATCGACGACGTGGCCGAGCATGTGAGCCATGCCGCCCAGCTGGAGGCCGACGCCGAGCTCGCCCGGCTGCGGTCAGAGCTTGCCTCGTACCGAAATCGGTACAAGGCCGCCCTGGCTCAGATCGACAAGGAGCGGGAACGGGCCGACGCGATCTCGTCGCTCAAGGGCGTGCAGCCGGTGGCCTTGACCAAGGCTGTCAAAGGAAAGAAGCGGGCCAAGCACCTGGCTACGGCCATCCTCATGCTGTCGGACGTGCACTGCGAAGAGCGCGTACTTCCTGAAACCGTCAACGGCGAGAACGACTACTCGCTCGACGTGTGCCAGGCCCGGCTGGCCGAGCTCGAGGAGCGGTTCATCGAGTGCCTACACCACGAACGCAACCAGGCAGACATCCGCCGCGTGCTCATCTGGCTGGGCGGGGACTTTCTGACCGGTCACATTCACCCGGACTGCGTCGAGGTGGCGCAGTTATCGCCAATGAACGCCACCAGGTGGATCGCCGAGCGGCTGCGTGGGCTGATCGACAACGTCGCCAAGCACGCCGAGCAGGTGATCGTCTGCACGAACGCCGGCAACCACGGCCGCAGCACCGAGAAGAACCGCATCGCCACGGAGTTAGAACACTCGTGGGAACAGCTGATGTACTTCACGCTGGCTCGCGAGGAGAAGAACAAGAACGTGCAGTGGCAGATCGCCGAGGGCCACCTGGGCTACGTCGACCTCGACGGGTTCCTGGTCCGCACGACTCATGGCCACTCCATCCGGTTTGCCGGTGGCGTCTACGGTCTGGCACTGCCGGCCAGCAAGGCGATCGCCCGGTGGGACGCTGGCCGCAAGGCCGACCTGACGATCTTTGGCCACTATCACTCATGGGGCTGGCTGCGTGGCGCACGGTACGTGGCGAACGGCAGCGTGATTGGACACTCGCCATACGCTGAACGTGTCGCCTCGCCGGAGCGGCCGTGCCAGGGCATGGCCATCATCGACCATGGCCGGCACGAGGTGACGCGGGCGTATCCATTGTTCTGTGACCGTGATTTGCGAAAGGACACCAAATGACTGCTGCGTTTCTTGAGGCCAATGCCGCGATTAAGGCCGCCGTGAGCGAGCGGCTTGGCAACACAGACCCCACCGATCCGAAGCTGCAGGGCTATAGGCCGCCCGCCCTGGCCGGGTGCCAGCCCGCCCAAGAGTGTGCTGCGGATCTGCTGAGCCGGGCCTCGTCGTGCTGTGAGGGCCAGCGGTTCCTCGGCAGTTCGTTGCTGAAGTCGGACGTGCACCCGACGAGCCAGGCGTTCTTCGACCTGTGCGACGCCCTGAAAGAGATGCACCGGAGAAAATCCTCTGACTACGGGTGCCCGAGCGGGACAGACCCGCTGGCGAACATCCGCAACGGTGCCAAGTTCGTCGGGATCCCGGCCTGGAAGGCGGCCATGGTGCGGCTGAGCGACAAGGTCACCAGGCTGGCCACCTACAACGTCACTGGCCGGCTAGAGAACGAGTCGCTCGACGACAACCTGTTCGACCTGGCCTCGTACAGCCTGTTGGCCCTGCTGCTGCACCGCGAAGAGCGAGACACTTGATCCGGGCGGCGGCTTGAGCGGCGCGGGTTACATCCTTTCCCCGCGCCGCTCGCCGTCTGCCGGTCAGGCTGCTGGCTTGTCGCCTTCCTGCCCCTCGTCCTTTGGCGGCAGCTGCCGCGGCCCAAGGTCGAGCGGTGGCAGGAAATCCAGAGCAGACTGCTGCCGCACGATCCGCGGGTCCAGATAGTGGTCTCTGGTGGTCCGCGGGTTAGCGTGGCCCAGGTGCTCGCTGGCATCTCCGCCCCCTGCCCTGACGTAGCTGCCGCTGGCCTTGCGGATGGCATGGAACCCGCGAGGCTTTACGCCGGCCAGGCGGCAGATCCTCCGTATAGTGGGGAAGATGGAGTTCTCGTGCCGATTGTCGAGCCACGGCCAGACATGGTCCCCTGGCTGCCCGCGGTGCATCTTCAGCCACTCAACCAACTGCGGCGAGATTTGCCGGTGGATGGTCGTGATGTGGTCCTTCCTGTGCTGGCCCAGCAGCGTGATCATCCGGTGCTCGAGGTCTACCTCCTCCCAGCGCAGCCGCAGCAGAGACCCGATCCTTTCGCCCGACTCCCAGGCACAGACCAAAAGTGTCTGCCAGAACCACGGCGCAGGCACTGGGCCGATATGGCCTCTGGTCACTCTGGCCTGCCTGACGATCGCCGACAGTTCGTCGACCGTGTAGCCGCGAGGTGGTTTCATTGGCACGCGAATCCGCGGCCACTCTACACACTGCTCGATCAGCTTTTTTTTGAACGCGTAATTTCCGAGAGAGGCTAGGTGGGCCTTGTCCTTCGCCACGCTGGCCGGCGACGGCACCTTGCCCTTGTGTGGCGTCGTGGCACGCCATCTGAGGAACTTTGCCATGCCTAGGTCTGTCAGGTCGTCTAGGGCCGGCTCTCGCCCCAGATGGTCACGCAGGCGATCTATCGTCGATTCGAACAGGACAACGGACCGATGGGACAGGTTGCGAAGCGGGGCATACCTGTCGTTCAGCAATTCTTTCAGAGTCATACGGCACCTTTCGCGGCGGTGCCTCCATGCAGTTTTCCGACGCCCTGCCCCATGCAGGACACCGGCTCCATGCTCACGCACCGCCAAGCGCCAGTATACTAATGTACAGAACAGGCATCCCCATGCCCTCCGCTGGACGGTTTGTTCACTACTGAACCTTACGAGCTCGAGGTCGGGCCTGGCAAGTGGCGTATTTGACCTGGGTTCCCGCATCGGTACCATTGGGTGCATGATCGCTCTCATGAAAGACGATAAAGGCCGCAAATTGCTGTCTTGCCGCGATGCTGCCGAGCAATACGGCTGCACGATGCGGTACATCCGCAAACTGGCCCAGGACGGCCGTCTTTCGTTCGAGTTGGTCGGCGGCTCCTACATGGTTGCGGCCGACGAGGTGGCCAAACTGAAGGCCAAGACCGCAAAGGGGACCGGCCGGCACAAGCCCAAGGCCGAAAAGTTCCGCCCTGGCTGAGTCCCCTGCCCTGCATTTTCGCGGCAGAAACCACGAAAACTAAAATTCTCTAATCCCCTCTTGCCAATGGTTCCGATTTAGGTACCATTGGGCCGTGCGAGCGATTGAGACTCGCGGCGTCCTCAAGGACCACGGAAATGCTTGTCAGCAAGAAAGACGTGCTGCGAAGCCTGGCCGGGATGAAGCCTGGCGAGTGCCGGTTTGTTGGCCGCGAAGATGTTCACGCTTATTGCCACGGCACCCGCGTCGACGGCAAGTACGACGCCAAGATCAAGAGTTACCGCGTGGTTACCCGCGGCCGCAAGTACGACTCACAGGATTGGGTTGGTGCCGAAGCTGCCGCGCTCGTCGTGCTGCAACTGCTCCGCATCTAGTTCAAGCAACGCCAAGGAGGGCCACGCCATGAACGCTGATTTCTGGATCGAGATTTTGATCCTTGCTCTGCGGATTGTTTCCGCAGGCATCGCCAGTTGACACTGGTTCCGATTGCGGTACAGTGCTGCCCAAATGATTCCGATTTGGGAACACTCAGCACGGTTGGTCGCGTATACGCAAAGTTTAGTCCCACACGATTCTCGTCCGAACGCTTGCCAAGAGACTGATCGTATGTACACTCCCCCAAAAACAGGAGAAAGGCACCCAATGGACCCACACGAAAACGAGTACGCGGCCGCCGTCGCCGCAATGCCCGAACACACCATCAGCCCCTCGCTCGCCGACCGGTTCCCGATCGGCAGCGGCGTCACCTATCGCCTCTACGGCTGGCCGCAGAGCTCGTACGACGACGGCCAGGTGATCGGCCACCACGACGGCAAGGTGCTCTTGGAGACCGTCGACGACATCGTGGAGGTCGACCCGAGGCCGTGGCCGCTGGGCAACGTGTTGCCCTTCTGACCGCACAGGACCGGCCAGCGGTGGAACCGTTGGTCGGAAGGAGGCGGCCGGAGGCCGCGGAGCAAGGACGCACAGCATTGCCCGCCGAGCAGGATGCGGAGCGGGTTCCACATTCCAGAACGAAGAACACGAAAGGACACGACAGATGGGATTCACAAAGGCAACCAAGGCAGCCGCAAAACTCAGGGCTGCGATCTTTGGCCCCAGCGGGGCCGGCAAGACTTTCACGAGCCTGCGGGTGGCCTCTGGCCTGGCTGCTGGCGGCACGGTGGCGGTGATCGACACCGAGCGTGGATCAGCCAGCAAGTACGCCGACCGGTTCTCGTTCGACGTGCTCGAGCTCACCGACCAGACCATCGACGGCTACGTGGCTGCGATCGGAGAGGCGGCCAAGGCCGGCTACCCGGTCTTGGTGATCGACTCACTGTCGCACGGCTGGCAGACGCTGCTGGAGGAGGTCGAGAAGCTCGCTAAAGCCAAGTACCGCGGCAACACGTGGTCGGCCTGGTCGGAGGGCACGCCGCTACAGCGTCGGCTCGTGCAGGCGATCCTGACCTACCCCGGCCACGTCATCGCCACGATGCGGTCGAAGACCGAGTGGACAACCGTGGACAACAACGGCCGCAAGACACCCCAGCGTGTCGGCCTGGCCCCCGAGCAGGGCAAGGGCGTTGAGTACGAGTTCGACCTGCTGGTCGAGATCTCGACCGAGCACGTCGCCAACGTGATCAAGGACCGCACCGGCAAGTTCCAGGACAAGCTGATCGACAAGCCGGGCGAAGACTTCGGCCGCGACCTCGCGGCATGGCTGTCGGACGGGCTCGCGGCCCCTGTGGCCGCTGCACCGCAGCCCGCTCGACGCGGCTGGCTGGAGCGTGTGAACGCGGCCACCACCGTCGAGGAGCTCGGCACCATCGGCGATGAGGCGGACGAGGCCGTGTCGACCGGCGAGCTGTCGCCCACTCAGCGGGCGCGGCTCGACAAGCAAATCACCATACGCCACCAGCAGATCGAGCCGGAGGTGGCGAATGGCGTGGCATGACTCTTGGGCATCGATGAAGCGGAAGAAACCACCACAGGAGAGGAACGACGATATGGATATCGAATGGACGATGGACGAGGCGGCGGACGTGCACGGCACCCGGCCCGAGGAGTACGACATCGTGCCGGTCGGTACGCACCGGCTGAAGATCGTGTCGGCCGAGGTCGGCCCGAACCAGTGGAAGACGGACGAGACCAACCCGGACGGCATCTGTTTGAAGCTGCGGCTGGAGTTCGACGCCACCCACAGGCACATCTACCACGACCTGCCCAAGCACCGCCCGTACATGGGTGCCGAGTTGGCCAAGGCCATCGGGCTCCAAGCCGATGGCAACACGCTGCGGGTGTCGCCTGAGGCCGTGCTCGGCCAGACGGTTATCGCCATGGTCGAGCACTACACGTCGAAGGCCGGCAAGGTCTCGGCCGTGATCAAGAAGTACCTGCCTGGGCCTGCGTCGGCTCCGGCTGCGAAGCCGGCACGGACGCCTGCGGCCAAGGTCAAGGCGGCATCCCCGGCGATCGGCTCGGATGACATCCCGTTCCTGTGGCTCGTGCCGCTTCTGGTGGCGCTGATCGGCGGTGCCGCATGACGCAACTCTATCGAGCTACGGTCGGCGATGTGCAGGTGGGAAAAGACGGACTGCCCTACTACGTCCAGCAGGGCGAGCCGCACACGATCGACGCGACACCGATGGTCCGGCTTGCTCACGGCGTGCTGGTGCCAGCGGCTGGATGGCACGCCGAATACGGCGATGCCGTCCTAGAGGCGGCGCAGCGGATCGAGGTGCTCGGGCACCGTCTGCTCGCCCAGGCAGACAGGCTGCGCGTCGAGGCGTTTTCGAAGGCGAAGGTGACGCTATGAGCCGAGACACGGACGACATGCACTTCGACCGGCTGGAGCGAGAGGCAGACATCCTTGTGCATCTCTACTACGACGACGAGGAGATGCCAATCGTTGAGCCGTGCCGCGTGCCAACGCCTTGCACGGTGCCGATCAAGCCCGGCAGCCAGCACGCCCAGGCGGCGCTCAAGGCCGGCTGCGACGACGAGTACAGCGATCGGATGAGAAGCCGCTACGGCGGCGAGTGGTAGGTGGGCGCGTTGCCCTGGTTCGGTGGTTCCAAGGAGGGATCGAAATGAGATTCGCAATGTTGATGGTTTGTGTGCTGTCGTGTTGTGCTGCCACGGCCAAGGCCGAGCAGGTGATCACGGTAACGACGATCGTTTCGGCGCAGCAGCAGGCCGAGGAGAACGCCCGTACCGGGCGGCTCGCTCACTGCCGCGTGCTGAACGGCCGGCGTGAGGGTGTGGGTTACTCCTCGAGCTCGGCCCGGCAGGCGCTGGAGTCGTGTTGTTTCTTTCGCGAGGCCCAGCGTGGCCGCTACCGGATCGTGGAACAGGGCGTGGCCCGCGGGCCTCGCGGGTGGTTCGCGGTCATCCGGTACGAGTGAACGACGGACCGGCCCGCCCTGGCCGCAGCGGCGTCTGCATCCGCCTCATGGGTCGTTCCGCGGGAGTATCGAACCGACCACCGCAGTTCGGGCTGGGAAGCCTTCCCCGGTGACCGATCCGCCTGCCCGGCGTAACCGGGCCAATTCACGACGAGGTCAGACATGCCAATGGAAAAGAAAGTCTCACGCGAGCGGGTGCGGCAGCTGCTGGAGCAGGGCTGTACCAACAAGCAGGTGGCCATCCGCCTTGGCGTGAGCAGGTCGGTGATCTGCACCATCGCAAAGGAGCTCGGCAAGTGATCAGACCGCACTACATCACGCCGCCGATTGAAGAGGCGCTGCCGCTGTTTGCGGCTGCCAGGGCGTCCGACCCGCCGACTTCGCACGAGGCGGCCAAGCGGGCTCCGCTTGTTGGGCACTGCCGCCTTGTGCTCGATGCCCTGGCCGCCGGGCCAGCCGGCCAGACGGAGATCGCCAGGCGGTGCGGCCTTCTGCCGCACGAGGTCAACAAGCGGCTGTCGGATCTGAAGCGGCACCGGCTGGCGGAGCCGACAGGCCGGAGGGCGAACGGTGGGACGGAGCGGGAATGGACACGAAAGGAAAACAACAATGACTGTTTGTGAATTGCTTTGGAAGAACCACCCAGCCGCAGATGCGTTCCCAATGATGGACGCCGCTCGCCTAGAGGAACTGAAGGCTGACATCGCGGCGAACGGCCAGCGCGAGCCGATCACGCTGTGTGACGGAATGATCCTTGACGGCCGGAACCGCTACAGGGCCTGCCTGGAGGCCGGCGTTGAGCCAGTAACGCGGGAGTTTGACGGCGACCCATGGGCGTTCGCCTGGTCGCTGAACGGGGCGCGGCGTGACCTTGAGGACGTTCGGCGAGCGCTGATCAAGCTGGAGTGCGACAAAGGCTCGGCCAAGTGGGCGGCAAAGTTGGCCAAGATCGCGCAGGATGGCCGCGAGAAGATGGCGGCCGCGAAGTCTGGAAACAAGAACGCTGCCAAGGTGAAAACAACGGTGGATCACAGTGATCCACCGTTGAAATCTGGGAAGAAGCACGTTACCCGCGAGGCCCGCGCTGCCGAGGCCAAGGTTTCGCCGGCGACGATGGGTCGCGCTGAGCAAATCGCAAAGCGGCCGGACCTCGCGAGGAAAGTGATTCACGGCGAGATCAAGCCTGCCGAGGCCCTGCGAGAGATTCGCAGCGAGAAGCGCCGCCAGGAGCTCGAGGAGGCTGCGGCAAAGGCTGCCGCCGAGCGTCACGAATCGCATCGGCCGAAGTGGTCGATTATCAACGGCGACGTGATCCAAGGGCTTGAGTCTGTTCGCGACGAGCACGGACCCGCCAGGCTCATCTTTACCGACCCGCCATACAACATCGGCATTGACTACGGCGACGGTGAGCAAGCCGACAGGCTGTCTGACTCCGCCTACATGAAGTGGGTGCGGCAGTGGTTCGCACTGTGCTGGGACTGCCTGACCGATGACGGCTCGCTGTGGGTAATGATTGGCGACGAGTACGCCGCTGAGTACGCCGTCGAACTCAAGGCCACCGGGTACACGGTTCGCTCGTGGATCAAGTGGTACGAGACGTTCGGCGTGAACTGCGCGAATAAGTTCAACCGTACCAGCCGGCACATTTTCTATGCCGTCAAAGACCCGGCAGCGTTCGTGTTCAATCCCGAGGCAGTGACTCGCCCCAGCGACAGGCAGACCAAGTACGGCGACAGCCGCGCGTCAGCCGGCGGGAAGATTTGGGATGACGTGTGGCAAATCCCGCGGCTGACCGGCACCTGTTCCGAGCGGATCCCCGACTTCCCGACGCAGCTGCCGTTGGCCCTGGTCGAACCGATCGTGCTTTGCGCGTCGATGCCAGGCGACCTTGTCGTTGATCCATTCAACGGAAGCGGAACAACTGGAGTGGCCTGCGTGCGAAACGGCCGTAAGTACGTCGGAATTGAGAAGAGCGAAGTGTTCGCAGACATGGCAACCAAGAGGATAACGGCATCATGACTTTCGACGAACTCAAGCTGTGCATGGCAATTCACAGGGCAAACCTTGGTGGTAAGGACAGAACTCGCACTGGAGACCGCCATAAGGCAGTCGGTCAAGTCTTCTGGAATTGGCTGCACCTGTTCGGAGACAGCCGTTTTCCGTGGTCGATAGACGACGTTCTTCATTGGTCAATGCAGTACCGCAAGAGCAGACAAAGCAGAATGAAAGTCCAGATCGCACTAGCTCATGGCGAGACATGCTACTTCCGCAACCGCGGAAAGGGGCCATGTTGCGATAGCGCAGAGTGGGGACACATCGTTCCTCGCTGCCGTGGTGGCGCTGACACTGTCGAGAACGGGCAGATTGAGTGCCGTGCTCACAATCACCAGCGCGGCGTAAACGGCAACGTCATGACTATCGAAGAGTACGTCGCCAGCCCGCTGTCGACTGATCGACAGGCAATGATCGTTTAAGGAGGCCAGGGATGGCCGGTAGTTGGTTCCCATTCTTCGGACGCGATTTCCTTGCCGCCACCCTCGGGTGGTCGGCCGAGGAGCGTGGCCACTACATGATCCTGCTGGTTGCCCAGTGGGAGCAGGACGGCCTGCCGAAGGACATGAAACGGCTGGAGCTGATCTCCCCAGGGGTCGGCAAGTGCTGGAAGACCCTTGAGCACAAGTTCCCGCCGGGCGTCGGCGGGAAGCTACGGAACGTCCGCCTCGAGCACGAGCGGCACCTGTCCCACGAACGGAGCGAGCGGGCTCGTCAGTCTGCCTCCGCAAGGTGGTCAAACAGGAACGCCGGCAAGGTGCCCGATGGCGATAACTCGGCCGAATCCGGCGATCCCGGATGCGGCGAGCAATGCGACGGCATATGCGACCGCATATGCGGCAGCACATGCTCGGACGATGCTTCCATGACCATGTCTTATTCTCCTCCTCCTCCTCCCCCGCCTCCGGCTGGATTGGATGAGGAAACAGGCAGGGCATGGGGCCAGCTACGGGACGCCTGGAACGCCGCCTGGGGCGAGAAGCGGCAGTGGAGGTCCACGGAGCCACCACCGGAGGCGATCGACCGTCTGAGCGAGCCTGGATGGCTCCAGGAAGCGATCACGGCGATCCCTGAGATCAAGAAGGGCGCCTGCTCCGGGTTCAAGACGCCGCCGACGCTGCGCCAGTTCTGCCAGCGCGACCCGGAGCGTGGGTCGTTCGTCGCGCGGATGCTCGGTGGCGAGTTCACAGACACGGCCCGCGGCCACAAGGCCCGAGCACACCAGGAGGTCACCACATGACCATGCCCTCCGAACGCACTGCCGCGATCGTATGGACCCGTGCGTTCCTGGTCCGGCTGTCGAGCCCCTACATGCCGGACGGGTGTAAACGCATCCCGGCCGCCGTCAGGCAGGAGGCCCGGCGGCTGCTGAAGCACTACCCGCACGCGTTCGACCTGGCCCAGGGCGACTCGCTGTGCCAGGAGACTGCCACGAAATTGTTGGACGAGGTGACACCATGACGCAGGAGCAGCAGATGACCACGTCAGAAAAGACCCCGCTCACGGCGAGGCAACAGGAAGTCTACGAGTTCATCGTGGCTAACATCGAGCTTTATTCGCCAACCGTGCGGGAGATCGCCAAGGCGTTGTCGATCAAATCGCCGCACGGCGTGACGCAGCACCTTGACGCCCTGGAGAAAAAGGGCTGGATCAGCCGCAAGCCGCACGCGGTGCGGGGGATCAAGGTGAACGCATGAGTATCGAACACGCGGTGTTTCTGGCAACGGGTGTGCTGGTCAACGGATTGACTTTTGCCCTCGGCATCGCCGTGGGCGTTTCCCTCAAGCGAAAGGATTCTCCACATGGTTACGACTTCCAAAAATCGCAATGGCATCGTGTTGAGCGTCGCGGCGTTCAAGGCGGCATTATCGACCGTGAAAAGCGCGGTGATTGACCGCACGCCGAAACCAATCCTCCGCAACGTGCTGATCTCGGGCGGCCAGGTGGTCGGCACGGACCTCGAGGTGCAGGTGACGGCCGCTGTGCCGTTTGACGGCCCGGCCCTGCTGCTGCCAATGCAGCGTGTGTGGTCGATCCTGTCCGAGTGCCACGACGACGAAATCACCATCACGCCGAAGGACAGCAGCTGCGTGCTGTCCACGGTGCGTGGGTCGTGGACGCTTCCGACCGAGGATCCGGCCGAGTTTCCCACGATGACTGCCGACGGTGCCAAGAACCGCATCAAGCTGCCGGCGGACCAGTTCGCCGGCCTGGTGCGTGCCGTGGTGGATGCCTGCGACCTGAAGAGCAGCCGTTACGCTTTGGGTGGCGTGATGGTCGAGGTGAAGGGCGAAAAGGTGTCCTTCGTGGCCACCGACGGCCGGCGGCTGACGATGGCCGAGGCCGAGCACTTCCTGGCCGTGGACGACTCCGAGACGCTGATCCCGCAGCGGGTGGCCAAGATGATGGCCGAGATCGCCAAGGAGGCCGGCGGCGAGGAGCTCGTCGAGCTCGAGGCCAGTGCGACCACGCTGGTCTGCACCATCGGGTCGACCGTTGTGACGGCCAGGCTGGTCGATGGCAGGTTCCCGAAGTGGCGCGACGTGTTCCCGAAGACCGAGGCCAAGCCGACGAGCGTGAGCCGTGGGCTGCTGGCTGATGCGACTCGGGCCGCTGCGATCACCACGAGCGAGTCGAGCAAAGGCGTGGACTTTTCGTTCTCGAAGGAGGGCATGCACCTGCACGCTCAGAGCAGCGAGGCCGGCGAGTCGAGCGTGACGTGCGACATCGTCGAGTTCGGCAACGCTGCCACGGTGAAGCTCGACCCGAAGTTCCTGCTAGACTTCCTGGCTGGCCTTGCCAAGGACGGTGAGCCGAACGTGGAGATTCAAGCGACAAAGCCGGGCGATGCCGTGCGGCTCAAGTGCGGCGACGTGCATGGTGTGATCATGCCTCTGGCGGACTGAAAAAGTTGACACAGCCGCCAATATCGGCGGCATGTCCATCACGTTCAGCGTTGACGGCGAGCCGGTCCCGCAACCGCGTCCGAGGATCTCGACGCGGGGCGGGTTCGGCCGTGCGTACGTCGAGGCCAAGCACCCGATCCACGCGTACCGCAAGGCGCTGCAGCTGGCCGCGGTCGACGCCGGCCTGCGGCCTACCACGGCTACAGTTGAGGTCGTGATCGACGCCGTGTTCGTGCGGCCGAAGTCGCACAGCACCAA